CATTATCCTAAAATATAAGTTATACCACTTGAAAGAGGATATGCTGGGTCTACCTCAAGCCATCCTGCCTCAGCCCTGTACTTCTGTTCAGTAACTGCCAATATATCTGAATACGTTCCACCATTAGGCTTACATTCAACTGTAGTTGCAACTGCATTTATAATGCCACTTACTGCCTGTACTGCATCAACCAATTTACCCACATACATATAATCATCAAACCTTGCGTTTGCAAATTCTCCAAGGAATTCATCGATGGCATCATGCACAGGGAACGTGGTTCCATCTGTAAGCAGACTTCCATCTGACGCAAGAATGGTTCCATCATAAGTTACGTCCATTTCAAGCTGAATAAGATCTGGATCATTTGATATTATCGTCATGTCAGTTCCTGCAAATCTTTTTTGCTCCCAATAGGAATCAAAAGCTGCCTTTTCTGTACCTGCAGTTAATTTACTGTAGCTTCCTGCGCTTCCCTTTAATACCTTAAGTAAAACAGAGCCATTTAACTCACTTGCTGAGGCAACAGTCACTATTTGATAATCAGGTTCTTCTATATCGTATATAACAGCCTTTCCAAATAATTCCACTGTTTCGCCATCTGCATCTGTATATGAATCATCAAAAACAAGTGTGCTTGTCATTGCTGCATCATATTGAAACTTCAATGACTCATTTGCATACCATTTTAAGGTACCAGGCAATATTTCTGTAGCCCTTTCGTCAACCTCTTCTACATGAACATCAAAAAGGTCTTCAATTACTTTTAATGCTGTGGCAAATGCATTTACAAGTAAAACCCATTTTGCTGTAGCTGAATCAACTAAGGTTGCTACCTCAGCCTGAACTCCTGCTTTTAATGCTGTAACTATTTCTGCTTTAGTCCTTGCCATCGCTTATATTAATTTTTTCTTTATATGATTCGTGTAATTCATTCATAATTAAAGCCATTTTATTTTGAGTCCCCTCATCATCGAACTCAACCTTTGGCTCAACAATAACGCCCATTGTTCTTTCAATTTCCTCTTCAGGTACATTATAGAACAATGATAAATTCTTAAATATAACTGACCAATCTTTTTTATTGATTTTTTCGCTGAAATCCCATGCTCCAAATACTTTTTTACCACTTTCAATCATTCCAAGTTTTTTCATCCTTGGAATTAATTCAGTATTAACTACACTTGCTATGTCTAATTTGTCAGCAAATATTATATCTTCAAGTATATCCTGGTGAACATCTGCAGAGCCTGAAAACGCTTTTTCATCAGTGGTACCAGTCTGACCAAGTAGTATTTTAGCAATAGCTGAATCACACTTATCGATAAGTTTACCATAGATATTATGAGGATCAGATGAGCCTTTTTGTTCGATAAACTCAACAGTATCGTCAGGATCAAATATCCCATAAGTAGCTGCCTCCATTTGCTCAAACATTTGTATCATGTTTTCCTTTCGCTCATTATCAATAAGATTGGTCCTACCAATACGAAGTGGCATTCCAAAAATATCTGCATGTTGCGCCCAACTTCCAAATGCCTGCTTATAAATAGAATAAGGTGCGCACTTGTTGATAAGCCCAAGGTCTGTTTTACTTCCAACAGGCACTAACCATGTTTTAAATGGTTCTTCCTTGAGGCTGATTGTGTTTTCTTTGTGCCATCCCCTGCGTATGTCTTTTATGACCTCGAAATAGAATGGTACTGTATTTTGCTCAGGTATCTTTTTCGCATATGTAAATGTATCATCCACAATATCACCTAATTGTATTACCTCAAATCCATAAAACTTAGACTCAATGGCAATTCTTATGAAGTCCCGGAACCATGGCAGCGGGAAGCCTTTAGGATCAATGAATTTACTCATTTCATCTTTATCGATTTCGCCTGATTCATTAAGAATCCTGAAACTACCAGAGATGGATTTATTTATTCTTGTTTGCATGCCTGACCAAATTTGATAGTCATCAACGAAGTCTTTATAATACTCCATTAATGTCTCTCTGTCAGGGTAATCAATGCTCTCTGCTTCTAATACAGCATCTCTCCACGCCTGAATATCTTTAGTTACCCTGTATAGCTGTTCAGGAATGATATATTTTTCCTGCTTTGTTTTTCTTGGTGCTATCTGAGATATATTCTGAACCACACCTTTTGTTATCTTATCAGTAATATTTTTTAATACTCCCATATCTTAATATTTAAAACTTGAACTGTCTGTGGTTCCCCAACTAACAGGGTTTGTGTTCTGTATCTCGTCGCCATCTGAGTCCTTTAATGCTGTCATATCAGGGGTTACAGTTCCCTTTTGAACTTTTTCCAACCAGGATATGGCGTTTTCTGAATCATTTTTTCTACCCTGGCCATCATACCTGATCTGTCTCACCTCAGGAATATCCCTTGGTGTAATCCTTGCAAAGAGATTATACAGAGCCACATCCAACGTAACAGCCCTTAGTTTTTTATTTCGATTATCCTCTTCTTTTGCATCAGGATAATTCAGGTCTTCACCTTTTATCATGTAATCCAATATATGCCAATGGCTTTTGTTGTTCCCAAGTTCTGTCCAATCAGATGAATCAAATGTACCCTCAGCATATAATTCCCAATCATCAGAATCCCATGCCTTAGGAACTGCTATAGCTTGTATACAGTTATAGTTATTCCCATTATACCTTACTTTATCATTAAGGTTATAAGTGCCTGCAATAGCATCATAGTTGCTATAATTGATCAATGATTCATAAATCTTGCCACTATAAGACACTCTGTCGTCCAATTTATACGTGGTGTCTGTTGTGTCATATGCAGTCTCCTCCCAATATACCCTATCATAAAGCTTATAAGCAACCAAATCCCATTTAGCAGGGTCAGTTACAGGTGTTTCACCTGCTGAAACTGCCTGGTTTGCTTTATAAACCTTATAGTCTGTAAAATACATTACATCGCCTGCAACGTAAGTAGACGCAGCATCATATGCTGTCTGATCTGTCAACTCTATTTCTTTTGTAAGAGAAAAAGATTGGACCGGTGCTAGTTCTATGGCCTCATTATACCTGTGACGTATATAACCTGCAACTTCCTCAACAGACTCGTCTATAACGTCTTCAAGGACATCATCATTACTGTTTGTGAGTTCATCAAGGTCGGTTTCCTCTATTAATGACAGAAAGTCTTCTTTTATGAGAAATTGATTCATTGCGCTTATATTTTGCAACAAAGATAAGTATTTATTTTTATTTAATCTAAATTACTTTAAGGTCAAAGTTTTGTCATGTGAAAATAAATGTTTAATTTTGAACTCTCAGAGATTTGTTTTCATATGTATTGATTTTAATTAATTTTTTAATGGCGCTAAGTGGATAATTTAGTGCCATTTTTTCTATGGCTAATTCCCATTATCAAAACAATATAAAAAGGAGAGAGCGCTCTACTGCTTTTGTGTTGAGAGTTAAAAAATTTGGATGCTGTATTATATGTGGAGAAAAAAGGCCATGGGTACTTGATTTTCATCATGTCTTTAGGATGGATGATAACCAAAAGATATCAAGAATGGTAGTTAATGGTACATCAATAAAAACCATTAAAAAGGAAATTCGAAAATGCGTTATGGTTTGCTCTAATTGCCACAGAGATATACACCATAGGATTTTGCAACACAAGAAAAATGATTAACTTTGTCGTGTTCTATGTAGCTTAGTTGGTTAGAGCAGCAGATTGTGGTTCTGCAGGTCGTGAGTTCGAACCTCACCATAGACCTAATATTGCGAGGTAGAGCAGTGGCCAGCTTGCCAGTCTCATAATCTGGAGGTCGGTGGTTCGAATCCACCCCTCGCAACAAAACACACCAAATGAAACCAATAAACTTTAATCCTGAATTATTTAACCCTAATTTTTGGCACCTGCATGAGCATATGCGAGACCCAAACATACGATTTATTTGGATGTATGGTGGATCATCGAGTTCGAAAACATATTCAGGCGTACAGGCTATATTGTATACAACCCTAAGGGATAAGTGTGATTCATTGGTGTTTAGAAAGACAAAAAACGCTATAGAAAACTCTATATTTAAAGACTTCACAACGATCATAGAAAATGACTGGATTGATATATCTCACGCATTTAAGATAACAAGAAACCCACTAAGAATAAGATGTATGAATGGCGCTGTTATCGATTTTGGAGGAATGGATGACCCTGAGAAGATTAAAGGTATATCTCAGTATAAGTACATATACAACAACGAGATATCTGCGTTTGATGAAGCTGATCTTGACCAGGTGAGAAAGCGTCTTCGTGGACAACCTGGGCAACAAATAATATCTGACTTCAACCCTATTGACGAAACGCATTGGATTAAGGAAAACATATTTGATAAAACACATCAGATTGAGATGCCTGTAACATTGGATAACGGCATTGTTGATCCATTATATACAGAAGTAACTGAGAAGTGGAGAAATACAGAAACTACAATTATTGATCCAAAAACAGGAAAAGAAATAATTATTCCTCCAAATATGATAGTTATTAGGTCAACTTATCTGAATAATTATTGGGCTGTTGGTTCTCCCTGTGCTAAATTTGGATTCTATGATACCCAATTAATAGCTGATTTCCAAAAAGATAAGGAGAACGACGAAAACTTTTATAATGTATATGCTCTTGGTCTTTGGGGTAAATACTCTGTAGGTGGAGAATTTTATAAGAAATTCTCACGCAAACAAAATGTAGTACCACAAATGGAAGCTAAGTATAATCCAGATCTTCCATTGCATATTTCTTTTGATGAAAACGTGAATCCATACCTTTCACTTGGTATCTACCAGGCTACAGGAAATAAGGCTTTGAAAATAGATGAAATTTGCCTGAGGTCACCAAAGAATACCCTGAAAGATACTCTTGCAGAGTTCGTAAAAAGATACCCACCTAATAAATCAGGGCTTTATATATATGGAGATCGCACCTCAAAGAAAGAGGATTCTAAGCTTGAAAAAGGAACCAACTTTTTTACCATTATACAGAATACACTTCACAGGTATAATCCAACACTGAGACTTCCAACAAAAAATCCACCTGTAGTTATGCGTGGGAATTTCTTTAATGATGAAATACTTCCAAAACAAATGCTTTTGATTTCAGACAAATGCAAGCACACAATCGCTGACTTTGAATATCTTAAAGAAGCTGCTGATGGTACCAAAGCTAAAATAAAAGACAAAGACCCAATTACTAAGGTGACATTTCAAAAATATGGTCACCTTTCTGATGAAACTGATTATTTCATTTGTGAGTACTTTAAGCCTGAGTTTGTTGATTACCAACGTGGAAAGGGGAGAAAACCTGTAATGAATAGGACCACCAAGGGTAAAGGTGGTAGGTTCAAAAAATTCTAATGTATAATTTACGAGATTTTTACTAACTTTGCCACAAAGAATAAATTATGGCAAGTAATATTTTTATACCAAAAGGTGGTGGATTAGTAAAACCAAAGATAACCCCAAAAATAAAAACACCAAGTGGAGGCGAATTTACAATTGGTACAGGAAAGCCAAATCTTCCAACATCAGGCCCTGGGATTAAAAAAAGTGCAACACCAAAGTTCTCACCATTGCTACCTATTGGCATAGCCCAAAGGATTGCAAAGGGGTTCATTATAAACCAGGTTAATAAATTAAAAGAAGATGGTGAGTTGGGAGAAAGAAACATTGAACTACCTGAGGTATACGAATACGCTGATCAATGGGAAACGAAGCAATCATACCTTGGCACCCCAATGGTTGATCCATTCTTGTTTGCAAGTGGTCGTTATTTTGATATTGATGATTTTGAACAGAAAGAAGAAGACGCAATACAATACGATGGTATGTATATGCCAGCAACAGTTATTACTATTCGCCAGGAAAAAAACATTATAAAGACACCAATAGCCGGGCGTGATGGCACAGTAAAAGAATATATTTCAAGGGGTGATTATGTTGTCTCAGGGCAGGGTTATATATCAACACAACTAAATCATACTCTGTTGGATGGTGATGGTAATGAGGTAAACCCTACATCAGGAAGTGGTCCACGATTGAGCGTAAGGGATCAACTACAGAGACTTAAAGCAATCTCTGATGCAAAGGCCACTATTAATGTATTCTCAAATATGCTTTCTTTCTTTGATATTAAAAGCGTAGTCCTTACTAAGTTTGAGGTAAGACAAATGGAGGGCTTCGAAGATATGATGGAAATCTCATTTGAAGCCCTCAGTGATGTTGACATAGGTTTTGAGGAAATTGAGCCTCCTACTACCTCTTAGCTAAAAGTTCAGTTAATTCAGATTCTATTTTTTTTATTTGCTCTGAATTAAAATCTGATTGAGAACTAAGTTCCTCAATTCTGGTTTCCAATTCATACCTCTTAATTTCATTGTCAATCATATCTTCTGCCTGCTTTATGGTTTCGGCCTCTACCTGAATTATAAGTGGATTAGAGCGTAATCCACCCATGCTGTCTGCTACTTGTGCTGTTTTTGATACTTTAATCATAGTTTTCGTTTTTTAAAATCATTTAATAATTCTATTAATTCATCAATCTCATTCACTGCCCATCTTTCTGTTTCTATTATGTAATAATCACCTCCTCCCTCATTATGGTTGTTTATTTTAAGAAACTGAAAATCATTTGAGTCGTCAGCGCTGTCTGATTCCTGTGAATACGTTACCTCATATTTAACATCAACATCTACTCCCTTTATTTTAGTTTCTTTCATTGTTGTTTGGTTATTGTTATCCAAATTCTTTATAATCTTTCCTTATAGCTTCATCGGGTGTCAATCCATCGCTGTAATATTCCCACCAGTCAAAAATTTCACCTGTCTGTGTTCCAGATAAAAGAAAGTCATATCTGTTATCTATTTCTATAACTTGTTCGATCCATGTTTTGAAGTGAATGTGTTCTTTTATCTTTTCTTTGTGGTATTGTTTACAAAGTTCATCAAGGCTTTTCTCTTTTATAAAAAAATATTGGTCTGTTCCATGTACCAGAAATCTTTTTTTCATTAATTCATATTCTGTTTCTTTCATTGTTGTTTGGTATTAAATATTTCCTTATTAGATGTATTAGTTACGAAAGGTAATCATATAAACAAGTTAGCTTGCATTAAAACGACAAGCTAACACGGTATATAAAAAATGGCTTGTTCGTGCATTTAATATAAGTCCGTGCTAACTTGGTCATAATTTAAAAAGCCCCTCCCGCATCAGTTTTTTCAAAACTGTTTGGTATTAGTTCGTGCTTAACATTTGGCATTGTACCACTTAAAATAGCATTTCCGCAAGTAATCCGCCCTTCATCTTCATCAATACTTGGTATAAAAACAAGTACATCAAAGCCAACTTTCTTTAATGCTTCTTCGGCTGGTTTGTAAGGGGTAAAATAATCATAACCACCAGTTGTTTCAATATGGTTCTCTTTACAACTATTAGTTAGGTGTAGTGGTGTAATTTTAACCATAAACTTATCAGGGTTAAACCATTTTACAAGCTTTTCAGCATCCAGTTCGTAGTAATCAGCTAATG